GTAGTCGTCGTCTTTATCATCAATGTTTAACTTACTTATAGGTCCCCTATCCAACTTGGTTGGCAACGCGGTCAAAGGCTTCGTTGAAACAAAGAAAGCTAAAGCAGAATTAGCTCTAACAGAAATTAAAGCACAGAAGTCGCTCAAAGAGCAGCAGATTGCCGGGACAATTGGGTGGGAGGCCTCGGCGATCGATCAGATGAAGGGCTCCTGGAAAGACGAACTAATTTTAATATGCCTGTTGGTTCCGGCGGTAGCAGTATTTATTCCCGGATGGACTCCACATATTAAAGCAGGGTTTGAGGCACTTCACTCATTACCTGATTACTACAAACATCTTTTATACATAGCTTGTTCTGCAAGCTTTGGAATTAAGGGTGCCAAAGGGGCCATGGGCCTAATTACTAAGAAAGGTAAATAATGACAATATTAGAAAACGAACTACCTGATAATTTATTAGGCAGCACATCAACTATAAAATTCACTTTAGATGATAGTGGATATGTTAAAATTGAAAAAGATTTTACTACAGGTGGATGGGATGTAGATGTTACAGGAACGATTACTGATCCAGACGGAACAACCTGGCAAATGGAAGTTAAAACTTCTGCAGGTTCTGATCACAATAAATCAGGAGTTGCAACAGGACAATCAGAAGAATTTACACTCAAAACTAACTTTGATAAAACAACTGTAACGCTAAAACTTTGGGCTGAAAATGGCACTGCTTCTGCAGGGGCTGTTGGACATATAAGTCTAAAATATTAGTGGACATATTTCAGTTATTCACGATCTTTAAAAAACGAATTGAAGAAAGAGAAGAAGACCTTTTAGACTTATTGAGTTCTGGTGTTAAAGACTGGAATGAATATAAGTATTTGACAGGTAAGCTAGAAGCATTAAGATCAACTAAATTAGAAATGCAAGAAACAATGAAGAGGTTTGAAGAAAATGAGTAAACTAATATTACCTGATTATTTGGGTAAAAAAGAAGAGAAAGCCAAAGAGCTTTCAGATATGGAAAAGCTTCCAAAGCCAACTGGTTGGCGAATGTTGATCATGCCACACACAGGCATACGAAAAACAAAGGGAGGTGTGCATCTCACAGACAAGGCTCAAGAGGAAATTCAACTTACAACTAATGTAGGATTAGTCTTGAAAATTGGTCCAGATGCGTATAAAGATAAAGCAAGGTTTCCTGAAGGCCCTTGGTGCAAGGAAAGAGATTGGGTTCTTTTTGCTAAGTACGCGGGTTCAAGGATTAAGATAGACGGGGGTGAACTAAGACTTCTGAACGATGATGAAGTTTTAGCAGTGGTTGAAGATCCGGAAGACATATTGCATGCAACATATAAATAGACACATGGAGGTCATGTCCCATGCCGGAAAAAATGGTAGATATAGATACATCAGGCAATCCTGTTGATGTAGATATAAAAGAAGAACAGAAACAAGACGAAGTCGAAGTTCAAGAACAACAAGAACAGGATTCTTCAGTTCGTGAAGTAAAAACACAACAAGACGAACAATCAAACGAAGAAGAACTTAATGAGTATTCTGACGGCGTAAAGAAACGTATTGATAAGTTAACCGCAAAAATGCGGGAGGCTGAGAGACGCGAAAAAGCTGCTATTGAATATGCTGATGGTATTAAAAGACAATACACAGATTTAGATAAAAAATATCAAGATCTAGATACTGGTTACTTAAGTGAATTCAAAAGCAGAATTGAAATATCAAAAGCAGCCCTTCAAGACAGATACCAAAAAGCTGTTTCAGATAATGATGTCAAAGCTCAGGTTGAAGCACAAGAAGAACTTACTAAACTAACTATAGACTCAGAGCGTCTAAGAGCTAGTGAAGCAAGAAACAGTGCGAAAGTAGATGAGGCTAAAGACGGCAAACAAGTTGCAACACCTGCAGCTCCTGCTCCGCCACCATCTCCACCTGATCCACGTGCAGAAAGATGGGCATCAGATAATTCATGGTTTGGTAGTGACGAAGCCATGACATACACAGCAATATCAATTCACAAAAAACTTGTGGGACAAGAAGGATTTGACCCGAAGACTGAAGAGTACTATAGTGAGATTGATAAACGCATGAAAAACGAATTTCCTCATAAACTCAGTCAAAATGAGGCTGAAGTGAACGATACATCTGCTGATGACAGGCCCGTGCAGGCTGTAGCAAGCGCAAATCGTTCATCTTCTAAAAATGCACGCAGCAAGACTGTGAGACTCACATCCTCTCAAGTCGCTATTGCCAAGAAACTAGGTGTGCCACTAACAGAGTACGCAAAGTACGTTAAACAAGGAGGTCAAGCATGACAACTAAAACTCCAAGAACTGCTGACACGCGAGACAAGTCTCAGCGTAAACGTGTCTGGCAGCGCCCGTCATCACTTGATGCACCCACTGCGCCCGATGGTTATATCCATCGTTGGATAAGAGCTGAAGTCCAAGGATTTCAAGACACTAAGAACGTTATTAGCCGTCTTCGTGAAGGCTACGAACTAGTAAGAGCGGATGAATACCCGGACTGGCAATTACCAACAGTAGACGATGGTAAACACGCAGGGGTCATAGGAGTAGGTGGCTTATTACTGGCTCGCATTCCAGAGGAACTTATTGAGCAACGTAATTCTTATTATGATGGTCTCACAAGAGATCAGATAGAAGCAGTTGACAATGATTTACTCAAGGATGCTCACCCCAGTATGCCAATCAGTAAACCTGATAGGCAAAGTAGGGTAACATTCGGTGGCTCACAAAAGACTGAATAAGTTTTTTACAGGCCATTGTTAGTTACATAAATAAACTTTACTTTTAAGGAGTAAAACAATGGCAAATCAACAAGGCAACTTTGGACTTCGTCCGGTGCTTATGCTAGGTTCCGCTTATCAGGGACAAGGTCAACAGGAAATGAAGATCAATAGCAATGAGACGAACTCCATTTTCATGGGAGATCCCGTTGTGCTAAACGCAAACGGTGCTATCTCTCGTGGATCAAGTAAGGGTGCTGAGCTAGTTGGTGTTTTCAATGGTTGTTTCTACACAGATCCAACTACATCAAAACCAACTTTCTCAAACCATTACCCTGGTGGCATTGTAGCGAGTGATATCGTTGCAAACGTCATTAGTGACCCGGATGTAATATTCGCTATCAAAGTGGATGATACAAACGGTGGACGAGCACAAGTGGGTTCAACTGCTAACATCGCAACATATGCTGCAGGATCTACCAAATCAGGTATTTCAGGCGTATCATTAGATGGTGGTAGCTTCGCAACCAGTAACGGCTCTAACCTCGCTGTTTATGATCTTTCAACAGATCCTGATAACAGTGACTATACTGCAGCTAACGCTAACATTCTTGTTAGAATTAACTTACACCAGTATAGAGATAGCACAGGAGTATAGACTATGGCTATATCAAGAAGTCAACTCGTTAAAGAGTTGGAGCCAGGTCTAAACGCACTGTTTGGCTTGGAGTACGGAAGGTACGAGAATGAACACGCTCAAGTTTTCGACGAGGAAACATCAGATCGTGCATTCGAAGAAGAAGTAATGTTAGCCGGTTTCGGTTCAGCACCAACTAAAGCAGAAGGTGCCGGAGTATCTTTTGATACAGCAACCGAAGCGTTCACAGCTCGTTACACACATGAAACAGTTGCATTAGCTTTCGCAATCACAGAAGAAGCTATCGAAGATAACCTCTACGATAGACTTGCTGCTAGATACACAAGAGCTCTTGCAAGATCAATGGCAAACACAAAACAAGTTAAAGCCATGGATGTTTTAAACTCAGCTTTCGCAGGTGCAGGTGCCGCGGGAACTAACCCAGGTGGTGATGGTGTGTCACTTATTAATACACAACATCCATTAGCCCAAGGCGGTGTGTTCTCAAACAGACTTGCAACAGACGCTGATCTTAATGAAACTTCATTAGAGCAATCCTTAATTGACATCGCTGCATTCGTAGACGAGCGTGGATTAAAGATAGCCGCTCAAGGTAGAAAACTTATAATTCCAAAAGAATTACAGTTTACTGCTGACAGACTAATGGCTTCTGCATTAAGAACAAGCACAGCTGATAATGACATTAATGCTATAAGAAATATGGGTATGATCCCAGAAGGTTATGTAGTTAACCATTTCTTAAATGACATCAATGCATTCTATATCAAAACTGATGTACCGAACGGTTTCAAAATGTTTAATCGTTCACCAATCAGAACTTCTATGGAAGGTGATTTTGATACAGGTAACGTAAGATACAAAGCTAGAGAGAGATACTCATTTGGTTTCTCAGATCCTAGATGTGTTTTCGGTACTTCTGGTGCATAGAACTTAACCGTTATAATTAATATTAAAGGGGCGTATGTCTTTGACTGCGCCCTTTTTTTATGCCATATTTAAACTCTAGCAAAATAGATTACACAAACTGAGCTAGACAGACTTATATAGAGATTGTGTAATCGGTCTATATAACCAAGGAGGTTTAATATGGCAAACACTACATTTGATGGTCCAGTCAGATCCAGAAATGGCTTTCAGGCAATTGGTCCAGGAGCAGTACCTGCTTTAACTTTAGCGACAGATTTAACTGTAAA